GTCAGATTGATTTCAAACTCCCGCCGCAAGTTGGCCGGGAATTGCGCCGCCCGTAGGTCAATCTCGGGCTGCGTGTAGCGAAACCGCTCTGTCACCACGTCGCAGAACAGGGGATCGTCAATCGGGGGCGGGACTGTCGCCTGTTCCGAGCAGCCAGCCGCGAGGAATATCGAAGTTAAGCAGATCGTCAGGGATGGTCGCATTGCGGGCCTCCGCTTCCATAATGTTTTCCAGCCTGGCAGAACAGTTGCGCAACGCGCCCTGTGCTGCGGCGCGCTGAACCACCTGCGCCTCGATCTGTGCGCGGGCGGTGTTTAGCTGGTAGGCCTGCACGCCAATCACGGTTGCGGCGGCAATCGCGCCTGCCGCCATGGCGTATTTAATCGGTCCCATTACGTCGCCCACCCACGCCGCTTAGCCTCACGATAGGCCCACTCCGTCACCAGCCCGACGCCAGCCGCGACAACTAAAACCACGTCAGGGTTGCCCGCCAGCGCCTCTGCGGCCTGCGTGCCGATCACTGCGCCCACGCCATAGCGCAGGATGATCCTTGCAATTGCGCCGTTCATGCCTTGCCCCCAAAGATGCGCGCCAGCACGGCCACCAGCGCGCCCCACAGCCCGCCGGGTTGTTCCTGCGGGTCGGGATGCGCGGGCGCGGCAATCGAAACGTGCGGGGCTTTCCAATCGTAGTGGTCGCGGTGCAATTCAAAGTGCGGGCCATCGCGCCAGGTGGGCCAATCGCCGCCCCACTGGATCGGCACGCCTTCCTCTGCTGCGATGTGCAAGATCATTTCCGCGTTCTTATCGTAGATCGGCCATGCCCAGACAATATCGCCCCGCGCGTCATAATATGCCACGTCCACAGCGTAGCCCGTCAAGTGCGCGCTGTTCATGGTGCTGGATGCGCCGTTATCGACCAACTCGCGCTGCTCTGCGATGCTGCGAACGCCGCTTGTAACCACAAAGTCATTGGGCGTCTCTTGCAACGCGCGGTCGAACACGCGGCGCAAATCAGGGTGCACACCTTCCAAGTTGTGCAAGCTGCGTTCACTCCATCGCCGCATCCGGCCCTCCTGTCACAAGCCCGCACCGTCGCGCGCTGGCTTGACAATGGTTAGGCTCATACCACGAAAGCGCGCGATCCGTAAACCTAACGTAGACCCGCCATCCGGGCCGGTGTCTTTGCGTCCATGCGTAGGCGCACACGCTGCATTCCGCGCCGATCCAGCGGCGACAGGCGGCAACGCTGCACCGCTCAATCGCCGGGACGATCACCGCCCGCCCTCAATCTCGATGCGCTCCAGTCTGGCGTCAATCCGGCTCAAGAGTGTCAGGATGCTGGATAGCCTTTCGTCGCCCCGGGCGATTTCAGTCTCAGCAACGCGCAACCGGCTTTCGTGTTCATCAGCCTGGATTTCGAGCGCGCTGACTGCTGCGGCGTTCCTGCTGGCCAAGCCTTGCACCTGAGCAAAGGCTAGCAAACCCGCGCCCAATAGGCCCACAAGCGTCAGCACATTGCCAAGGCTTATCTGCGAGTTGAATGTTGGTTTTGTCATCACGTCACCGAAAAGAAGTCTACTTGGTGCCAATTGCCATCAGCATATTTTCGCAGCACTAGCGTATCACCGGCCTCGTTTAGCGACCGATCCGCCCCCAGCGTCAGATTGCCCGTGCCGTTTTTGGCAACCACCGTCACACCCACCGCTGCGCTAATGGTCAATACGTCGCCAAACGCGCCGCCGTTGATCGTATCCAGATCATCGCTCGCCGCGCCGCCTTCGGTGTCAATCTTGTGCGCTTGGTGCGTTGCCGTCACGACCCCGCTGGCAATGGTCAATTCGGCACCTGCCCCGCGTTTCTGCGGGATCACGGCACCGGCCAAAACATTTGGCCCGTCATTGCCTGCGCGCCCCTCAATCGCATCGGCCCCGCCCGGCACCAGAATGACCGTTTCGACCTCGCCCACATCAGGCTCCCCCGGAGCCGACAGGATCGCCCCGACGCTAGACAGCACCAGAGGGCTATCCGCCCCCAGAGTAACGTGGTTCACGGTCGCGTTTGCGTTAATGTCCACCAGTTGGTCAAACCCGCGATACCGCCCGCTGATGGACAGGCGGTCAAGTGTCTGGTTCGGCACCCGGATCATCGCCACGTTTGACGTGGACCCGGCATACGTCGCGTCCAGATCAATGCGGATGTTGGACGCGTCGCTAGTCATGGCGATCATCGGTATGTCCGACGGCCCGGCCAATTTCGTTGCGTAGCCGCTGATCGATACGTCGATCATAAGCGCGGTGTTGTTGGCCCCCCGCGTATCCCAGGCCAGTTTGTCGAAAGTGCAAACCTCCGACGCCTCCTGCGGGAAAACGGCGTTGTCGTCCAGATCGAGTAGAGACACGCCCGAGTGAACGCTTGTCCCGTTGTTCACCCAATTGCCCGCGTAGGTCGTGGTTGAGGCGTCGTCCACCAGCGCATAGACAATATCGCCGGTCGTGAACGTCTCGCCGTCCACCGTGCCGCCGGTCGTGACCTCGTAGTAATTCTGCGCGGTGGACCCGGACGGGAAGCTGCCCGTGCTGGCATCCCAATCGGCAATCTTGTAGCCCCAGATCGACCGCAACTTTTCGTTGCTGGACACGATCCGGCCCACACCTTTGACGCTGTGTGCTTTTGCCGTGCGCCCCCCAATAGGTGTTGCCATCGCATACGTTCGCCTGCACCCCCAGCCGTTCGTCATAAGCAAAGCCAAGGTTTGCATCGACCCACGACAACGTCCAGACAATCCCGCAGCCGATGAAATGGTTGTCCCGGATCACAATTGCTTGGTAATATCGCTCGCGCTCGTTCTCAGAATTAGCAGCGTCGTAACTCTGCTTAATATCCAAGGCTGTGATAGAGCATTCAAAGATGTTCTTTTCAAACACCCATCCACGCAAGCCACCTGTTCCGTCCACGCCGTCGCGAACTGGATTTACCATGTGATTGCCGATCACCTGGCAGTATTTGGGGCCGTCAATCGTGCCCCTGTTCGTTTTGATCCAGTCGCCAAATTTCTGCGTGTTGGACCCGCTCGCGCGCAGGGTTTCTAGGCCGATGGTGCCCCGGTTATTGGTGAACACGCCGTAGTCGCATCCCGTATCAACCGACACGCCTGTGCGGGCCGTGTCAAAATGCACGTTTGTCATCTGCCAGTAAGGGCCGCTGTTGACGTCTAAGCAAATCCCACCCTCTTGGACAAACGCGCATTTATCCACGCGAACGGACGATGCATCGGTGGCCGTAGACAGAACAATGAACGACCCCCCGTTGCGCATTTCCAGCGGGGCGACGGGCTGCGAATGGTCGAACCGGATACCGCCAATCAGGCAGTCGGACGGGACGGTAAACACCGCGTCGGCCTCGGTCGGGATGCCCTCTTCCGCCGCAACCACCGCCTCGCGGTCGCGCATGGCTAACGTCGTGCTGGCAGCCTCGCCGTGCGACAGCCCGTCATAGTCTGCCGCGATGTAACCCCGCAGCGTGGTGGGCAGCGTCACGGTCGCGCCGGAAAATTCCAGATCGGTGTCCTGAGTGATATAGTCGATGCCGGTCTGGCGTGCCGCCACGAACGCCCGCAGCGTATCCCCCGCGTCGTCCCCGTCCGATAGCCCGATTTGCGAGGTGTAAACCGCGCCGTCTGCATCCGGCAGGGCATACAGCTTTACACCGCCCGCTGTCGCAAGGTGATGGTCCGCCGCGCCCGATGCTGCAACCTCATAGGCGAAAGCCTCGCTCGTCGTGCTGAAGGTCACGCCCGCCGTCACGGTGCCGTTTTGCCCTGCTGTGTAGGTGAGGCCCGTATCAGCCGCCACCGCCGCCGCGTTTGCAAACACGCGCGTCGCTGCGGATGCATCCGCGTCCTGCAATGCCTCTACGTCGGTTTCAATTGCTGCTACGTCAGCAGCGGCAACAAGGTCCTCTGTCCATGTAGTCGTCCCGCCCCCAAACGTCGCAGCAATGGTGTATTGGCCAGTCGCAACGAAGAATTGCGCAAAGCCGTCAGTCCCGACGTTGAACGGATTGGATAGCGCCGTGTTGCCTTCTTCGTCGTCAAAGATAGACGCAAGCGGCGTTCCGGTCGCGGTTGATCGAACCTCGACCGACCCACCGGAAATAACGTCGCCGGTGTCGCTTTGTAGCGTTGCCTGCCAGCCTGCCAGATTGGTCATATGCGCACGTCCTCTACCAGCATGTTGCCCACAAGCACGGTGTATTCCTTGCTGTTGCTGGCGGTCACTTTGATATCGTAGTAATTGTTGCCGACGGGCAGATCGTCGCTTTCCGTGTCGGTCACGTCTACCTGAATGGTGTTATTGTCGGCCAGAACAACGCCAGCCCCGAGCGTTTTGGTAATACTGGCCGTAGCACCTACAGAGCGGGCAATCGCGAACCGGATTTCCGTTGCTCCCGAAAGGTCAAACAGATTGCCGTCAGCATCTCGCACCGTAAAGAGAAAGCGCCTGTCGTTGCCGCGCGGTATGGAAAGGTCTGCGGTTGCTACGCGGGCACTCATGGCGTCGTATCCACTCGGGTCAGTGTGATCGTTTCAGATTGCGTTTCTCGCAAAACAGCGTCCGCACTTTCGTCTGATGTTAACGTAGCGTCGCCCGTAACGCTAGGCCGCAATACCGCCGCATCCACCGCGCAGATAACGCGGCTGAAGGCGTTGAGAATGACAAAGCCCTTGGAGAGTATCATGCGGGCACCTCCGGCCATACGACGGCGCTTGGGAAACCTTCTTGCGAAGGCACGTCCCGCAGGGCTTGGCGATAGGCCGCCCATGCCTCTGCGTTTGTGGGCGCATCCTGTAGCTGCGTCCAGTCGCTATCCCGCAGAAGCTGGTTGCGGGTTGCCCGGACAAATTGCGCGCTAGGAACGGGCTTCACGGCTGCGTCCTTTTTATGCCGTAGAGGCGGAATGTCGGATCGCCTTCGGAAACATCAAATTGCGCTGTATTATTCACGACGCGGATGCCAGTTGCAGACCCGGCGTCCTGCCACACCGCCGCCACCGGGGCCACAACGGACATGATGCGGTCTGCATCCCAATTCCCGGCAGGGGTCTCAACAAAGGAAACGCTGCCGGTCAAAAGCCGTTGACCGCTGCTGTCGTTGTTGTCAATATTGTCTACATGGACATCGACCATTACGCCCCATTGAGCGCTGCTGCCGGGGCTTTCAGATACAAGCGTTCGCCATCCACCGCCGATATTGACCTCGACGGTAATGTCTGGGTCCGCGTCGGCTACGCCCGTGGCCTTAGCCCCGCCGATCAACCTAACAGCGCGATACGCTGAAATATCGGTGGTGAGCGTGATTGTCGTCGTGTCCACGCTAGGCGTGAGCACCTCCAATTCATGCCACGCCACCTCGCATGTTGGTGCACCGGATGCGCCCTCAAATGCAGCCACCGGGTTCGCCAAAGCCGCCGTGCCGAAGTCGGACGTTACAGGATCATCCGGGCTTGTCGGGATTGTTGCCGGGTCTGTCCAGCTTGCCATCTATCCGCCTCCTAGAAAAACACATGCGCGGGCTTGCCGTCGCTAAAATCGGCCCCCGCGTTGGAAAAGTAAGCCCCGGTTTCCTTCTCGGCCTCGGTGGCGCTACCGTAAACCGGCGCGGCATTCTCAGTGAAGAACCGATACGGCTTGTCGAACTGATACGTTTCCGCCACCACGCGCACCGCATGACCGGGATCAAACTCGTCAACCGATATAACTTGCGCCTGCAATTCGGCAATCGCTCCGAACTCGTCCACAAACAGGCGACTGTTGATCTTGACCAAATCCCCAGGCTCAACGCTGGCCCGGTCCTTGGCGTCCAGAACAAACGTCATCCGCACCGGCGTGTTCAGATACCGATTGACCAGCCGCCGCGCGATGATGTTCGTCGTCGTTTCCGCACCGGCTTGACCAAGCCACGGCTGGTAGATCGTAAAGTTGCGGATGCCGTCATTGCTGGCTTGGCTTTCCGCCGTCGCGTCCACCTCAAGCGATAGGACAGAGTAATTCTCGCTGTCGTCTGTATCCTCGGTGTAATCGTTCACGCCAGACCAGTAGCTAACGCGGGTCAGGCGCAGCTTTTCGCGGTTCTCGCGGCTTGTCTCGCCCTCGATCAATTCCGCGCCCTCGGTCAGCGTGGCGAAACTCTCGCCCACGTCAGGCGGGCGGTTTGCGCGCAGCTTGTATTCCTGCCCGACCTTATCCCACCAGATTGACAGGCCAAGGTCGCAAATCTCGCCAACGGCACGAATGACCGGGATCGGCTTGGGGATGGTTCGCGTAAGCCTGATGGTGCTTAACCACCGCTGGCACTCGCTTGTCCAATCGGCAATCGGAATGCGGCTGGAAGGCGTGGCGGCATAGGTCTGCATCAGGTCTTCCACAACGTCCTGTATCTCGCCGTCCTCGACGCGATAGCAAAGCTGCGCCGTATCATCTGCTTCGTGCGATGCCGCCTCGGACCCATCAACGCCGCGCTCCGTGATGGTCAGCACGTCACCGCTGCGCGTGTAGGTTATGACCTCGCGGCCAATAGAAACCCGACCGGATGCGTCGTATTCGCTGCCGACACCCGATGGCGAAAGCGTCACGTCGCCGGTAAAGCCCGCGCTGATAGCCGCCCCAAGACGACCGTTAGACGGCTTGGGAACCTGCGCAAACTCCTCGTCAAATAGCTTGGTCGGGTCTTGCACGGTCAATTCAACCTCGCCCGCGCCGTTTGGCCCGCGCACCTCTGTTGCAACGTAGGTAAAGGTTCGCATCGACGCGATGCTATCGCCGACGTAGCCGTTCTTTACCTCGACCTCAATGCCGAACAGGCTGCCGCTTCGGGCAAGCTGACGCGGCCAGAACGTCGCCCGCCCCTCGGCAAGCGGGTCATACAACCGCTCGTCAATGTAGGGGTCGGTTACTCGGTCGCTGTCTTTACCGTCGCCAAAGCGGATCACGACGCGCTCGCGCTTGCCAAGCGGCCCTTGGTCGCCGTCCACGCCGCTAAGCGATATGCGCGTGGGCGACGTGCTGACGCTCTTGAGAAACGGAAAGATGGTCTGCCCGACAATGCCGGTGCGCTGGTTCTTGCTGAAATACAGGTCCAGCGTCGTCGGCGTGTAGTTGTCCGGGTCTTGGCACGTGGGAAACGTTTTAAAGCATTTCAGCCCCGTCCCTGCGGTGGCCGTGCAAGGTGCCGTGCCGAACGTGTTCGCACACGCCCGCAGCTTCAGCACAACGATCTGTAGCGGCTCACGGCTTGTCATATGCGCGCGCCTCCACTGTAAACGCCATATAATCCTTCGGCCCTGCGTTGTTCGGCCTCATAGCCGCTCCGCGCCGCCACGAATACAGAAGGTCGCCGTATTTGGTCGGTCGCCATGCCCAAAACGCCGGTTCGCCCTTGTTCCACCGCCGCTGGAACCCCGACCACGTTGCCCCGCGCAAGAATGTGGGCGTGATCTCGGTTAGCTGCGCGGTCCACGTGCTGCCCCGCTCAACCGATGCCGATGCCACGTAATTCTGGCCCTCGGTAATGTTTGTGCGCAGGTCAACCTCCGTGGGCGTGATCGGCGGGGAGTAGCCCTGATACAGCCCTTGCGGCAGGATGATTTCCGTCCCGAAATACGCCACGGCAATGGCCACATCATCCGTCGCGCCCGTGACCAGCACGCGCCAATCCGCCGCGCTGGTAGCAACGAACCGCCAGCCGATTGCCTGATTGTCCGAAGGCGTCACAGTCCCGGCCCCGCTGTCCGTCCAGCTTGTCCCGCCGTCCGTGCTGTATTGCACGCTGACCGTGCCGCTCACGTCCGCGATGTTGTGCGCAACGATAGCCGCAAAGGTAGGCTCCACAGCGGCCCCGTATTGCACCGCCAGCGCCGCTTCGCTCGATCCGTCAGGCGTTGCCGTCCATGCGTCGTAGGTCGATGCCGTGGCCGCATTGGCCGCTGCCAAAACCTGCGTGCCTATGTCCGTGGAAAAGGTGCCGCCAGTGAACGCCTCGTCCGAAAAGAACGGGCGGTTAGACTGGCCCGCGCCGGATAGAGCCGTGGCCCGCGCTGATGATACTGCAATCGTCATCCTCGGATCACCTGTAGCCCGCCCCTGTCGCGCAGGTTGTCTAGGATTTGCGTCGTAATGCTGTCGATCACCGCCGGGCTTCCTGCAAGGTCGCCGCGCCCGCTAACGCCAATGTTAATGTCCAGCCTGTCCGTGGTGCCCTGCGGTGCGGTTTCTGCGGATGAAGCCCCGCCTGCGCCACCGGGCGCGCTGCCGGATCGAATGGCATTCACGAACCCCATACCCGCAGCCGCAACGGATGCCGCTGCCGCGAACTTGGCGATGAAGGGAAGCTCTGGATCGGCCAAGACCTGCGCCGCCGCCCGCGATGCATTGATAAGCGCCTCTGCCGCCGCAAGCGACCTTTGCAGGCGCAGAACCTTTTCGTTGTTCGATCCGGTCATTGCGATCAGGTTGGAAAAATACCCGGCATATGCAGAGGACCGTTGCGCAAGCGACCCTTTGGTAAGGTCATCAATGCGCTGCAGGTGCGCATCCACGGCCCGCTCCTGCGCGGTCAGGGGATCTTCAACACCGCCGCCGGTTTCGCCCCCGTCGCCGGTGCCGGAACGGCTCTCAAGCGCCGCTGCCTGCCGTGCCCGCCTGCGCACAAGTTCCATAGCCCTCTCACGCGCTCGATCCGCGTCCGTCTCGGGAATGTCGCCTGCCGCCTGCGGGGGTAAAGCACCGGACGCAATGCCCGCCCGCATCTGTCTAGCCTGAAACTCGTCGGAAAGCTGCGCGGCGTTGAGCAATTCATCTGCAAGGCGTGTCGCTTGATCGGCGGCGTTGCTGGCTGCTGTGCCGATGTCCTCTGTTGCCAGCGCGCCAATAGCCGCCGCGCGCTGAACCTCAACAAGCTGCGCGACGATATTGGCAACCTCGGGCGGGATTTGCTCCCCCTCAAACCGCATATCCCCAATAACGTCCAGCGCCGCCGATGCAGCATCGGCCACGCCGCCAAGGCCCTCTGCGCTGCCCACGGATGAAAGCGCGCGGTTTAGTTGAACAGCTTGAGCCGCAGTTAGGCCCATGCCTTCCGCCGTATCTTCTAGGTCACGCTTAATGCGATCAAAGTCTACTTGCAGAAATCCGATGCGGTTTTCGGAAACGCCCTGCTGTTGCGCACGGTCAATGCGTGTCTGCAATTCTACTAACTGGTCAAATTGGTCAGCGGCCTCGCCCAAGCTGTCGCGGATACCATCCGTTGCCCCCTCAAGCCCGCCCAGCGCCGTGGAAAGCGCCGCCTGCGCCGCGACTTGCGCCCCCCGCTGGATTTCATCGGCAAAGTCGCCAAACTCCTCCCGAAGCTGCGCAAGCGGCGTTTGCGCCAACGTCGCGGCTGACCGAAGCTGTTTGATCGCCTCGGAAAAGCCCTCCATCTTTTCTTCCGCGTCAACGGCATCCTCACCGGCACGGAACAGCGCGCCGCCTAGGGGCACCAGCACGGCCACAGCCGCGCCCGCAGCCGCGCCCAAGATGCCCATGCCGCCAAGCAACTGCGGAAGCTGCTGGCCCAGCGCCACGGTGGCAGACGTGCCCGCACCTACCTGCGTGGCAAAGTCGGCGATTTGAAAGCTGGCGTTTTGAATGCCCGGCCCCATGCGCGACATGGCCCCGCCGGTGCGCTGGATAGGCACCGCCGCGCGCTGGGATTTTCGCCCCGCACGATCCACCTCATCGCCGAACCGTTTAACCGGCCCGTCCGCACGATCCGCAGCCCGGCCAACGTCCCCAATGCCGTCCTCGGCGCGCTCAAATCCGGCCTCTGCCTGCGTGGTATCCGCGTCGATCTGAACGTTGATTTCGGGGATATCAACCATTCTGCGCCTTTCGCTTTGCGCGGACCGTATCGGCCCATTTGGCAATCTCGGCCTGCCGGTCTTCGGTTATGCCCGTGCCCGCCACGCCCTGCTGTCCAGCGTAGTGGTCGGCCAACTCATACCATTCCGCCACGGTCATGTCCCAGAAGTCGGACGGCGATATGCCCCAGACGTGCGCGGCCCGGAACATAGCCGACCAGTCTATCGGTGCACTATCGCCGCCCCCGTCATCCTCTACTCCGGATCGGCGAAAGCGGCGGTAAACTTTTCCCGCGTGCCCTCCGCAGGCGAAACGACAAGAATGACGGTCTGCGCAAGGCGAGTGAACCCCTCGCCGTTGTTCGACACGAAGTCCTGCTGAATTGCGCCGTAGATATCATCCTCGGACACATCATCAGCGCCAGCAGCGCGCAGAAACTCGGCCACCACAAAGGCAACCTCGCTAACCGGCGTCTTTCCGTTCCGCATTCGGTTGATGATATCCACGAAGGACGAAGGCGCAAGCTGGCCCTCAATCCGGCGCAATAGGCGATTGGATGGGGTGAACGTGTAACGTTTCCCCATCCAGCTAATCTCGTGGTCCCTGAATACCGACATGCTGCCTCTTACGGTGTTGCGGTGTAGGTGACGGCACCGGACGACATCAATTCGCCACGGATGCCAATGCTTTCCGCCCCATCATTGCCGGTGACTGCGCCATTGCCAATGAAGAAGTTACCCCCAACAGTGCCGATACCGCCAATCGTCACAGTGCCCGCGTAAAGCGCGGACGGCGCGGGATCAAGCAATTGCTCCAAAAACGCGTCATTTTCCAATACCGCCTCGAAGCTGATATTGACGCCAAAAACGCCAACATCGGGCAGCATTGTCTGCACCCCATCGTCGCTCTTGGTCGTGACAATGATGCCTTCACGGCTCACGCTGATTTCGGCGGTTGTCTGTCCTGCAATCTCAACCTCGGACCCGGTGCCGGTATCAAGGTCGATCAGGAGCGCGCGCCCTGCTTGTGCTGCCATTTTGTGGCCTCCTAGTGGTCTTCGGTGCCCGTGCGGATCACCATCTCGAAAAGAGCGCGACCGTTCTGCAAAAACGACGGCCCGGTGAAGCTCCCAAGCGGGAACATATTGAACGCGCCCGTTACGGTCGGGTTAGCGCGAAGGTATCGCAAAACGGCCAGCATGTCAGCATCCGCCTGCGTAACGTCTGCCGGATCAGCCAATAGCCGCAATGATACATCAAGGAATTGAACGTGCCGGTTAATAGTCCCGGTCGGACCCGACATGCGGAAAAGAGCAACCCCGCCCGAACCGTCTAGGTCCGTGTCCGTCCAGCGGTAATAGCGCAAAGCATATGCAGAAAGCAGACCGCCATCGTCAATGATGTGCCCCTTTACGCGCTGCAATAGAACGTCGCTCATAGCTTAAACGCCCTCACGATATCGTCCAGATCGTCGCGCAGAAAGTCATCCACGCCCTTCGCCAGAAAGCGATTGGACGCGCCCGGCTTTTGCCAATTCTTCTGCGGCCCCTCGTGCACGTAGATAGCATACTCTTGCACTGGCGTTCCGCTTGCCCCGGATGCCCCGGGCGCACCGTAAGCGATATACGCCAGAAACCCGGTGGAGGTTTTCAGCACCGCCCTCACGTCGCTGTTGATAAGGGCGGACGTGTCAACCGGCACATAAGGCACCGTGTTCGCATTGATTGCTTGTAGCGATACGGTCAGCATTTCCTCGGTTGCGTTTTCGACACGCTGGAAGGCACGCCGAAGCGCAGCCTGTGCCGACCGAATGCCCCTTGCTCTGACACGCACGCCCATCAGGTCATCACCACGAAATCGGGCAGACCTTCGCCAAACGTTGACGGGTCATGTTGCATTACGGCCCGCACGGTCTGCGCATCGCTTGGCGGGCTTGCATCCGTCACGTTGCCGATCTTGACCTTCCATCCCTCTTTGGGTGCGCTCGCAACCGACGCCTCTAGGTAGATGGTTTGGTTCGGCACGAACTCTTCACCCGTGCTGGAAACGCCTTGCCTGCCGCCTGCCTTGAACGAACACGCGAAGGTGCTGCGCGCCCATGCTGACGGCTGGCTGTAGGCGTCCAGCGTCGGTGCCCAAAACGTTGCCGTTGCGGTGTATGACCATGCGCTAAAGGTTGTCATTCTCGGCTGTTACCCGTGAGAGCGCCAAATGACGCCCGCTTTGCCCGGTGAGTAGGCCCAAAGGTAGGCTGCGCTGCCCACGCCTGAGAAAAGCGCAGTCGCATCAATGCCCGTCTGCAGTTGCAAAGGCGCGTATCGCGGCCATTCGTCAGGCTCGCCTGTCGGCGCGCTGTCAGCGCTTGTCGCTGCGACAAACACCGCGCGCGACCCTTTGTTTTGCCAGCTTGCTGCCGTCAGCCCGCTGTCCGCGATCTGCGTCCATGTGTTTGCCGGAAGCGCGACGTTGCCGTTTGCTGCTGCCATGGTCCTGTCTCCTTACGTCAGCGACGCGCGGCCAACAGACCGCAGTTGAATAAAGCCATTGCGGCTGATGACGTTCAGAACGCAGCCGTATTGGTCGATGGTCCGCAGCGTTTGCAGGTAGGACGTTTCGCCCGCCGCCCGCTCTGCGTATTTGCGCGATGCGCCCGATACCGCCCGTTCTTCCAAAACCGCCCCGCGATCCGCAGCGTTCTGAACCAAGTGGCGCACGCCCAGCACCTTTAACTGCCGCTGGATCGCATCCGGCACGTTGTTCGCGTCAAGGCAAGCGTCGGCCTGATCCACAACGGCGATAAAGCCTACGATATCGGCCTCACTGGCTTGCGTCGTGAAGCCGTCCTGAACGTCGGCAAGTCTGATTGAAGCGGCCATACCTACCCCTCGTCCGGTGTGATTTGTCTTTCGGGCGGCTGGCCCTCAGCCAGCGCAATATCAAAGTCGATTGAAACCGTCGCTGTGCCGCTGCCCCCATCGACATACGCCGACAGCGGCGTCGAGGTGGGGAAACCCGTCGCCGTGTTCAAATCAAGCCATTGCCCGGTTAGGGGCGCAGGTCCGATGGGGGCAGACACCTCTTACGCCCGCGCCTTGGCCGCTTCTGCGGTCTTGGAGCCAGCGGGATTGGTCACGGCAGAACGGGCCTTGCCGTCGTCCTCTACCGTCACAAGCCCTGCCCACTTGGCAGGGACGGAAGCTGCGCCGATGGTGAACGTGTCGCCGGGGCGAACCCGCACCGGCTTGCCTTCGCCGTCGAAGGTCACGAAATTCAGCTTGGGGCTGATGCATTTCAGTTTCATGGATGTATCCTCGGAATGTGCAAAGAGGCGCGGCCCGGTGAAAGGCCGCGCCCAAATGGTTAGGCGATCTCGCGCGCGTAAAGCACGCCCGACCGGCTGTCGTAGTCGGTCTTGATCTCCAGACCCACGTTGGACCACGTAAGGAAGTTGTAGTTGTCCATCGGGTTCTGGCGCACCAGCGGCACAGTCGTGACAGCCATGCCGACCAGCGGGCGGATGAACTGCGCATCCAGAACGACACCGATCAGCTCGTTGCCGGACAGTTGCGCGTCTTCCTTGATGTCAGCCACGCCGTTGAGGTTCAGCAACGATTGCAGGATCGTGCCAAAGCCAACGTCAGACGTGCTGAAATACCGCTGGAAGTTGGACATGATTTCCCGCGACACATACCACGTGATGTCATTGCTGACATTGTTGGTGATGCGCAGGCTGTCCACGAGGCTGATCCACGCCGAACGAATGTCGGTGGCCGTGGCCGAGGAGGACGTGAAGTCGATGTTGAGGCCGGAAGCGTCAAGGTCCACGTCAACGGTTTTGGCGCTGTTCTTGATACCCGCCGCAGCGGTGCCCTTGAACGTCACGTCAACGCCGTTGTAGATGTGCCCCGCAATGGTTTCCTGCATCAGACGCACCGAGTTTGCCTGATCGTCCACCAGACCGTCGAACCCTTCGGAACGCTGGCCCTCCATCTCCATCCACGACCGGCCAAAACCCGTCTTGTGGACGACCTTGATGGTGCTGTCGTAGGTGTAGTCGGCCTTGTCCATCTCGACGGGCGTGGTGCCCTCCAAGTCGGTCACGACAACGCCACTGTCCGACGCCTGACGATAGATGTGTTCGACCTTGCCAACGGGCAGAGCCTTCGCCAGCGGCAGAAGATCGTTCAGCAGCGTCAGGTTCGGGGCGCGCAGAAGCTGCTTGGTCTGGCTTTCAAACTCCCGATACACGTCCTGCGGGATGATCGCGGCGGCGTTGCCGTGATACATGCCGTTCGCGGGCAAGTGCTGCGCATTGTGCGCCGCGAAATGTTCCCGCTGGCGCGTGACGTGCTGCTTTTGCAGCTTGTGATGGTGAGCCGACCGCGACGCATTGGCGGCAAACTCTTTGTCAAAGTAGAGCATCAGGGGCCTCCTTACGATGCGTGCTTGATCGACACGCCGACATAGCGTGCACGAATGCGACCGTTGGCCCCGGAAGGCGCAAGGGCCTCTTCCGCGACAAACATGACGGTATCGGGCGTTGCGCCCGTCAGCGTTGCGCCGACCACCAAGCCAGACGAAGCCTCCGAAGTCAGAGGATCGCCAACGGCCACGTCCTCACCATCCTTCAGGATGATGTTGTAGGTGCAGCCCACCTCGGGGACGAAGGCCGAAGCCGTGTCGCCGATGGTCAGCGCCTCGGTCACAGCCTTCTGCTCGATGGTGTTCATGTCAGCGATGTAGAAGTCGCTGGCACCGCCACCCGTGGTCAGCAGTTCCCATTCGCCGTCCGCGTCCAGCGCGACCAGCATCCCCGGAAGGATCGTGTTGCCCGCGTCGATGACGGCGGAACGCTTGATGGGCCGAATCTTGTCAGCCGGACCCGAAAAAACGACGTTTGCGGTGGTCATGGATCACTGCTCCCAGTCTTCGGCCAGCGACACCTTGTCGCCGCCATGGTTGAACGCGCCATTGATGCCGGGCGCTGCTTTCGGCTTGTGGGCGTTCAGGATGGTTACCAGCGCCTTTTCGGGCGTTGCCTTGGCCTCTTCCTCGGTCAGCAATTCCGCCTTCACGACCTTTTCGACCAGCGCATTGCGCGCCGCGTCACGGTCAGCGTTCAGAGCGGCAAGCGTGTTGGCCATTTCTTCCTTGGCCTTGCCCATGTTCGTGATGGTTTCATCCATCTGGTTCATGCGCTCTTCCATCTTGTCCATCCGTTCGGACAGCTTCTGATAGTCGCCGTTCATCTTGTCGTCTTCTTTCTCAGCCATGTTCATCGCCTCCTTGCGCATTGTGGCCGTGTCATCGCGCATGAGGCCGATGGCCTCCATGATCGCGTCTTTGATGCGGCCCCAGCGGGAAACCGCGTCCTTCCTGTCCATTACGGACAGAAGTTCCATGCCGAGCATGTCGATCTGCTCGTCCATACGTTCTTCAAGGTCGCTGTTGACGACCTGTTGGCGCGTGCCGTCTGTGCTGTTGACCAGCATTCCCACGCCCTGCTCCGGGGTGGCTGCGCCCTCCTCGTCCAGCAGAATGGCGTCGTGGTCAAACTCCATGTCAAACCCCTCGTAATCGGCAAGGTCTGATTGCGTGCACTCGCGCAGGTTCATCGTCAGACCAGTGGACGTGTGAATGGGTTTGCCCTGTTCAAGCGCGGCCATTACCCGACGGCCCATCTTGCTTTCATTCGCACGCTCCACGTCGATGACCTTTTCGATCATAACACGTCCGTCTTGTCGCTGCACGTTTGCATTCCACGCACCGAAATAGCCAAGGTTCAGGCCAAGCGGCGACCCGGCTGGAACGAACGTGTTGTTCACCATCGGATGCCCGAGCGGGGCGGGCGTGCCTTCCAGCGTCTTGTAGCTGCGTTCGATCTGGTCGGCGGGATACAGGATGCCGTTCATCACGATATCATCGGGCAGGGTCGCGCTCTTGACCACCACCACATCGCGCCCGTCGCGCTGTTCCCGCCGGATCATCTCGCTGTTAACGACCGTGCGAATGTTGGCCCGAATGCGCTGGTCAGTGTCTAGGCTCATGTTGCCCTCCAGTTTCTTTGCCGTCGAACGATACCAGTCCCGCCCTGCGGCACCGCCCCAAAGCATGGCCGATGCGTAAGCGGCGCTATCCTGCGGCTCATCTAGAAACCGCTCATTGCGCGCCCAGAAACGGTTAGCTTTGCCAACCCATTCCTCGGTCACGGCCTCACCCGCCACAATGTCCCGCGCCACCTTGATGGTGCCCGGCTCTATGCCGTCGCCGGTCTTGCCGTCCTCGTGCATCTTGAGGCCGCGCGCGTAGTTGTTGCGGACGGTCTGCGGGGGCTTTAGGCTGACGTTCGCCATCACAATTCCCCTGCATCTGGCGCGGACTTCATAAACGCCTCGCGCTGCTTTTCCAGCCGATCCAACAGCTTCTTGCCAAAGATCGGCTTGCCGTCCGCATCAACCGTGACCTCAGTGGCCGTGCACAAACAGTTGATTGAATTGGCGTCCTGCGAATACCACGCCGCCTGTTCCTCGACCGTCACGATCTTGCCGTGACGCCGGGCATGGCTGCGCCGCGTGCGACCCGCAATCAACGCCGAATAATGGATCAGGCGCACCTGCATCCCTAGCTTTTCCTCGGCGTCCCGCGCTTCATCCCACCTGCCCCGGCGCAGCGCACCAGTTACCTCAGTGCGCGCGATACGCTCTGCCCGGCTCTTGCTGACGCTGAACCGCTGACGAATTGCCTTGGCCGTATCGCGGGGGTTCTCGCCGGTCTGCACCGCGTCAAACAGGATGCGGCTTAGGTCCGCTGCCGTTTCCCCGGCAAAGCCTTCCATCTGTTCAAACACGCGCGCACCAGCCAATGCCGCACGACGCTGCACAAGCGCATCCCCTAGGCGCTGAAACACCGTGCGCGTGTAGTCGTCGCTCAGGCCCGCAAGGTTCTGCGCCGCCTTGGCAATGCCCTCACGATACGCCGCCTGTGCCGCCTCTGACGCGACCGTAGGGCCTTCGCCACCCGCAAGCGTGCGCTCAATCTCGGCAACCAGCGCCCGCAAGGCATCAAGCGATACCTTGAAATCGTAGAACGCATTGCCGTAGCGGTTCACGCGCTCAACCGGCCAGCTTTCCACTGCTGCGATGGTCAGCGCCTGTGCGCGGTCAATGTCCTTGAACGCAGCCCTACGTGCCTTGGCTATCCGGCGCGTTTGCCCGACCGGGTTAGACGGATGGCGAGGCAAAAGCGCCCCGCGTGCGTTGGCGAAGTCAAGCATCGTCGATCACCTCCGACAACACCTCATCGGGGGCCGCTTCATACCCGGCCACACGCCGGATTTCCTCGTCCGTAAATACCGCCTCGCCGGTGGCAAACATGTGAGAGTTGATCTTTGCCATCTTTTCCCCGATGGCCAGCTTTTCATCCAGCGTCGGCGCGGTCAGGTCGGCCCAATCCACAAACCAGTCGCGCTCCGGCAGAATGCCCCACTGTTCAAACCGGCGCACTATATCAAGGATGTTCGGCACCACCATGCCACTGCGGCGGCTCATGTTTGTCTGCGCCCATTCGCGCGCGTCCTCGGTGCTGGCCCGCTCGCCGGTCTGCATCCCCACAAGGATTTTCTGCGGGATTGGCCAGCTTGCCGCCACCTCTTGCAGCGCGACGTTGAAAAACTCTTCGGGTTGCGGCAGCGTTACGCCAAGCGTCTTTACGTCGATGCCCTGCGTGACCATGCTTTGGTCAAAGCCCTTGGACCAGCGCGCCACTACATCATCCAGCGCATCCGGCAGCCCGGCGATGTCAGTCCCAAGCATCGCCGCAAGCTGGTTAAAATCAATATCCTTTTCCGCCTGTAGGATCGGCTGCGACTTGGCGTTTTTCCAGAACCCTTCGCCGCCTGCCCCGCGCACCTTTTCCATGTCCAGAAGCGCGTTATAGCAAGCCTCTAGGCGGCTTTCGCCCCACGTTGTGCCGTCCTTTGACCACACCAGAACGCGATCCGGGTGCACCGTGAATGACCGAACCTTGCCGGTCTCCGGGTCCACGCTGCTTTCGTTAAACCGGAACATCGACGGCTTGCCGTATGCGGGCGAGGCAGGGTCCAAGTCCCAGGATGACGGCTCTAGCTGGCCCTCCCAAGCGGGCAGGACGGATATGATACCATCAAGCCCACCGGGGACACGGTCAACCGGCTGATCGTATGCCTTGCCGTCCGCAAGCTGAAAGATCAGCCCAGCATACTTGCCGACCATCGACCGCGCGTCCGTTTCGCGCAGGGCCTGCCAGAACCGAATGTCGTCCAGCCGCTGCCGAACGTCCGCCTCTAGCTGCGTTTCATCTGCCGATAGGTCTGACGTTTCGCGCAGGCATGGCGCGTCCTGCCACGTCTTGCCAGCCGTCTTTTCCACCAGCGCACGCGCGATGCCGTTGCGCCGGTAGGTATTGTAAAAATGGTAGAACGTCAGTTCGTCAAAACGCGGATACCCGAAGTCATAATACAGGTTGTGCTTTGCGTTCTCGCCTGACGAAAACGTGCCGCCCCACCACCGGCTAACGCCCGCACCGTCAAATGGATTGGAGCTGTTGGCCAGCAAGCGGCGGGCCGCTGCCATCTGCCGTGTGTTTAGCTGCAACGTCACGCTGCGCGGCCTCCCTTGCGGATCAATAGACCAACTTGCGACGGGGCAGGGTTGCTTGCCTCTGCAATGGCATCGCAGGCCGGATCAACTTGGTCATCGTGTGCCCCGTTAGGAAACGCGCTAAACTCTGCGAGAAAGCCCGAAAGCCATTCCGCATCCCTTGGCAATATCACATTTCCGCTTTCGATGTAAGGCGCAGCGTCCATTGCTCTCGTTACCTTGTCCGTCTGGCGCTGGATTGGCAGTACCGGGATGCCCTCGCGCTTGAGCGTTTGAATTAGGCCGGTGCCGCTCACCTTATCCTCGACCTTCATTGACCGCACCTTGCCCATGCCTTTGACCGATGCGTGCTTGTGCCAGAATGCCCGCGCGTGCACCAGCAACTCCGGGGCCTCCCACTTGCCACGCGTCTGGTCAAGCAACACCGCCCGTTTGGTCGGCGTGTATCCCCAACATTGCAGCACGCTGTAGTCGCTGGTCTCCTTGGCCTTTTGCGCGGTGTCAGCAAAGATAATGCGGTAGTCAATTTGCGGCTCCGTGGTCCAGTATTGCCACCAATCGTCACGAAATATTCCACCGCCAGCCGGTGATGGTCGCTGCTGCATTTGCCCGGCCCACGCGTAACTGCCCATATCGCGCTTGTCCCGGTCAATTACCTCACGCGGGAAGCGCACCGGGTCCAGCAATTCGCCATCCTCGGTGCGTGGGTCGGTCCAGCCTATCGAGGTGTAAACGCGCCGAGCGGGTTCAAACTCCATCGGAATTAGCAAGTGGTCATAGTCCAGATCGTTGGCCAGTATGTGCCCCGACGGGTCAGCCTCGTGCAGCCGCTGCATGATAACGATTATCGCTGACTTGGCCGGATCGTTCAGGCGCGTTGGCACCGTCTCGGACAGGATCCGAATGGCAGTTTGCCGGGCTGTTTCGGAATGCGCCTTTTCCGGCGATAGCGGATCGTCCCAAACGATGCTGTGGCCCCTACGGCCCGTCATCGAAGCAACGGCGCACGCCTGCCGAAAGCCGCGCCGTTCGTTCTCGAAATACAGCTTTTCGTTCTGGTCGCCTTGCAGCTTGATCGGCCAAAGCCGCTGATACCATTCGCTCATGACCAACTCGCGCATCAGCCGGTTGTCACGGACGGCAAGTCCCTGCTCGTGCGCTGCGCCGATGTAACGGTGGCCCGGTTGCTTGCCCGGCCCCCATAGCCAGGCGGGATACATGACGCCGGTGATCGTTGACTTGGATGTGCCGGGCGGAACGTTTATTAGCAGGCGTGTGATCTGACCCGATGCTACCGCCTCTAGGTGCTGCGCAATGGCGTCAATATGCCAATTCCAGACAAGAGGATCGGGGATGATATGCGGCCACGCCCGCTTGATAAAGTAGGCAAAGGATCGTTCGCACAGGATGCGCTCTGCCGCGCGGGCATCGTCAATCGTCAGCTTGACCATCAGCGGCCTTAACGATTGCCTCCAGCGCATCGGACGGCAGGCCCGAAAGGTCTAGTGCGGGCTTGGGCGTCATGCTGCCGTCTGGCGATTGATGGTTGACCAGAGATTGCGGCATGTGGGTCTTAGGGGCCATGCGCTCTGCCGACCACTTGCGCCCATCCATCGCCACTCGTGCGGCGTTCGGTTCAATCTTTCCGGCCTGCACCAACTCGGCCAATTCAGCGATGCTGTCAGCGTGCGCATACCCCGCAGCCTCACGCGCCCGCTTGTATTGTTCCGAAAAAGCATCGTGCGTGACGATCCATAGGCAGACGCTGGAAAGCGCAGGCTTGCCCCTCTGGCGGCAATAGGAGCGCAGGGATTTTCCCTCTGCAAGCCATGTGCATATTTCGGCGGCAATGTCTGCGTTGTATTTTGTGGGCCTGCCGGTCACTTCATCACGCTCACGATAATTACGGGTGCTGCAAACTGCGTCAGGACGAGTATAGCGCCGATCTGGTCGATTGTCATGCTGTGTCCTCCGGTGGTGGTGGCAAGGGCATCCAGTGGGTTGGCATTTCGTCTTCATCCCACCCAAGCCAATAATCTTCAATGCCAACAGTGAACCCAATGCTATCGTGACCCCACCCCCACATGTAGTAACCATTTTCAACCCCATCTAAAACAGAGTTGCCCGGATATTCCATCCATTGTGCAATTGGAAACTCAGACCAGTTTGCACGAGCAAGCACTACAGGCGTCCCATCCTTCGGCGCGGTTTCAATCGGTTGCCATTGTGTCATGCTTTAACCCTTCCTTTGGCTTGTGTGTGGTGTGCGGGGTCACGCCTTGCGCGCATCCGGCAGGCGTTGCGCGGGACGGGCCATGCAACCCCGACCTCCTTTGCATGTTCTCGAGCTCGCGCCTCTGCCCCGCGCACGTTCAAATGCAAGCCGATCTCGGCCCAAGTCATGAACGTTTCAACCCGGGCGCGGTAGCAATCGGCATTTTCCTTAAGGCGGCGTGATCTGTCTTTGCGTTTTTTCTCAGTCAATGCGCTCGCCAGAAAACCGTCGTGACCATGCAGCCGCATGTGGTCTGCGCCTTCAATCAAGACTAGGTTTTTCGGATCGTTGTTGCGTGGGTTCCCGTCAATGTGATGGACGTGAAAGCCATGCTCAATCATCAAGAACAGCCAATCTTGCGTCCTGTTCGGGTGCGCCTCAAGCCATGCTTGATGGTGTTTCGGCATAGCTTTTGTCACTGGTAAGGCTCCAAGCGATGCAGCAGCGCCCGACACGCAAGCGCAGTGCGATCAGCCGCCGCGCCACGCACCCCTTCGCGTTTCATCGTGTATATACTGTTTTCCGACACGCCCAAAAGCCGGGCGCACTCTGCGGCAGAACGGGCGAGGCCCGCCGACTTCATGTCAGCGAGCCATGCGTTAAATGCTTTTGGCTCCATTCGTGATGCGGTGCGGGGCATTAGTCTTCAGCCAGCGCGTCAATCATAAATGCCCGCCCGCCACGGTCACGGCCTGGTTGCCGAAGTCCGCGCAATGCAACAACTTCCCCGCCTTTAATGAATTTTACAGTGAGCGGCTCTGATGCATCAATTTCAAAACCCACCGCTTCCATCATATCGTAAAGCGAAGTGACCGGCGCGCTTTCAAGTTCCTTGCGTGTCATCTGTCTGTTTCCCTTTCTGCGTTGCGATGGCCTATAACTACCAACCCGCTTGGCATATGTCAACAAGCTAATTGTTGCCTGCCGCCGGGAAAAGACAAACTGCGCACAAAATGCGGGGTCACGGGCGGAAAGGAATAAACGCCCGCCCCCGCTGCCGTGGTTTGCGCTGGTAAAGGCGCGGCACTCACGGCTTACCGCCAGCTTGGCCCGCTGGTCAGGGCGTCTTGTTAATCGGCTCAATACGCGCCCACTCGTCCGGCACGCCGTCGCGATAGGTGATGGTCAGGGTGTGGGTGTAGTTTGCTCTTTGCATTGTTGACCACAATCCCCCTCCATCTCCATAAATCACCTGCGTCGTCACCACAGGCTCACGCGGCTTCATGCGGATGCGGTGTTCGCTTTTCCAATACCCAGGGTGCATATGCCCCACCACCCACTCGCTTTGAAAAAACCCCTCCAACTCCTCGCCCCGCTCATACGCCACAGCCAAAGCAGCAATTTCGTGCGGCTCCATTTCGCCAAGCGTGCGCGGCAGGTCGTCGGCGTCTTTTTCAGGCTCACGCCGCACGCGATAAGCCGTGTCACCATCCCAACGGGGAGTATCGGCAAAAAACCATTCATACCCATCGTGGCATTCAACACCAGACCCTTCATGCTGCGCCAGCAACAGCGCGCCTTTTTCTTCCGGGGTCATGTCGCGCCAAAGAATAGGGTGGTCGTCGGTTTCGGTCCACTCGGCTACGAGGTCGTCAGCCGACGTTTGCCCCGGCATGCCGCGATTAGTGCCGTCCCTTGACCACTCTGGGTCATCAAGGCGGTCGCGACCTTCTACCCAGAAAAATCCAAATTCTTCATCCATCGGCCCCACCTTGCGACCATCCCGCGTGCGGTAATACTTCCCGACTTCAATCTTCATCGTCTTTCCTCCTTTGCGCGGCGTCCTGCCCCGCTTGTGTAAGCCGCCACCAGTTGCCATTCCCCGCCGCCAAGCCCTCACGCTCAAGCGCCTTGAGGTGGGCCAGCGTTTGGCCCAGCATCATGCCGGTTGCGCCGCCGATCTCTTGGTCGGTCGATGCTATGCCGGTGGGGTCCATTGCGGCAATGACGCGGGCGCGGTCGTCGGGGTTTAGTCCAGCCATGACAAACGATCCATCAGGTCGGGGCGCAAAAGCCTGTTGGAAACGGCAACCCGAAACCGGCTACCCCATCCTTTGCGGCTCACAATGGTTTGCACGCGGCGGCGCGGCTCACCAATGGCCTCTGCCGCCTCGCGGATCGTGCAGTTCCATCCGATGGGTTCGCAATGCGCCCACACGCGGTAGGCAATGGCTTCACTTCGTGGTGTCAGTTTCATCACATTTCCTTTTCGATTTCGTCCAGCTTCGCGCGGGCCTGCTCGACAGTATAAGCCCGTGAGCCAAACATCGTTGCTCCTCCTGCCCCAGCAAAAATCACCCAAAACAAGCCTGCAATCCATTGCAAGGCATCGCTGCCGACCCAAACGCCAACGCCCACACATGCCAAAAGCGAGCCGCACGAAAACAAGTCACGCGCAATGCTAACCATTAGGCTTTCTTTGATAACGATAATTGTTTTGCTTTCCATCACATACCCTGCCATTTGAAAATGTGGAGCGTTTCAGCCAGTCCTTCGCCCACTGTCAGGCTTTCGGGGATGGCAATGTATCCATCCGGCGGCGTGACCGTAACACGCTCCGAATGGCTGCCGTCTGCCTGCCAATCGAGTAGCACGTCAACGCGGATGCCGCCCCATTCCAGCGTCATGCGCTGGTCCATGTGGTGCAGTGTTTCGTTTTGGAAAGTTACCGATGCCACGGCGTTAGGGTGGTGCGGCTCGTGGATTTGGACATAGGCGGGCTTTCCTGCTGTCAGGTCAGTTCCGGGCCATACGTGCCGGTCGGGCAGAGTTTCTGCGGCTACGGGTGCGGCCATGATGGCGGCTAGTGCGACGGTGCGGATCATTTCGCCACCTCGTAGAAATACGGATCGCGCTGCAAGCGTCCGCGCGTGCGGGTCAGCTTGCCCTGCTCATACAGTTCACGCAGCGACGTGTTGACGTTCTCGTGCCTGCGTCCAACTGCATCGGCCAGTTCCTTGGCGCAGACAGGACGGCCCGCCGCAATGACCTCTTGCAGCGTTTTTTCCAGAACGCCGATGCCGACCTTGGACGATGCGCTGCGGGTATTGTATGCGCCCACGTCGCCGTGCATTTTCATGCGCCGGTTTTCGCGCGGTGCCAATATTTGCAGGGCTTTGCGGTATCCGGCCTCGGACGGCACGAAAGCGTCGGGCCGGTCATGCTTGGTGAATACGGGGCGTGCTGCGTTCATTTTGTTTCTCTCGCATATGGTGGATTAACGTTCCCGCCAAAGCGATAATTTGCGTGGCGCTTCATATGGTATCGGATCAAATCTTCTCGCTGATTTGCGTTTAGCCGATGTGTGCCCGCCCTCTTTGCCACCTTGTCTTGTATATCTAGCAACCCAGAAAGCGCACCCTTAAAAAAGTCAGCCTCACGGGCAAATTTCTCGGCGACATAACAAAGGCGGTCATTTTCTGGCCTTTCAGTCGCCCACAGGAACACTTTCCGCTGATAATCGTTTTCCAAACCATCCATAATGTTGCGGTAAAGAACTGGCATATTATTCATTTTGACCCTCTGCCAGTAGCGCGGCAAGG